AAACTTAGCCCAGTCATTTAATGTATCTGTGAAGTACATCGTACCGTAGTCTCCGTCTTCTTTAAGTCCAACGTATCTATCTATATACATTTCTATAGCTGCTGCGTGTGCTTGTTTCATATCCTCACTTGAATTAGGTACTCCACCTATTTCTTTTTCGGTTACGGATAATTTATTCCACACTTTATCTGGTCTATTAATTGAGTAGCCTCTGTAGCCTCTTCTTTTGAAGTAATACAATAACCTTGGTTTGTTATTTTCTGCTAGTATTGGCATACCATAAAATACACACGCCATTAATACATCTTCAAAAAATATTTCCGCTGTAGGAGGTCTTGATACATACTCTAGAAAAAATGTACTGGGAGGAGCGTCTTCTAAGTTAAACTTAGTTAGGCCGTGTAATGCGCCTTTAGATCCTCTATTGTCTGTTGTCCCCGATATATCATAACTATCACACCCAAAAGCACCTACGTGTTCATTACCTGGATATTTTAATCCATTTTTAACTATTTGCTTATTTTGCATGGCCCCACTTGGAGTCCATGTTACCATAAATCTTCCTTGAGGGTTTGGTGAAAATATTACTTTTGTATCTTTTACCCCGTTTTGCCATTGAAAACTTCCTCTTGTTACAACATTTGATGCCTTTAAATCTTCGTTATAATCTATTTGTTCGTATATCTTTGCTAAATTAAATATACTGTTCTGTGTTTCATCTCTGAAAGCATGTTCCTCTGTTCTAGGAAACTGTCTGTAATATTCATTTAGTGCATCTTGATCTCCTCTTAAGCCGTCTGCTTCATTGATCCAGTGTTCTATAACACCCATATCTATGGAATCACCTTGAGGGCCTACAGTACCTGCTTTTGGAGTATTGAATACCGGTATTCCGTAAGAGTCAATAAATCCTTCGTAATTCCATTCCATCGGTATAAATAAAGAATATAGCCCAGATCTAGTCTGTCCATTTGCGTTCCTTCTTGTAACGTCAGAATTTGAGTATAAGTTTTTAAAATTATCCCCTCCTTTATCTAATGAATTAGAAGTTGATCCCATTAAGCACTTACCGATTACCCGGCTACCAAGTCTTAATGTTGTCTTAGTAACCCTCCAGTTGTTCAGTATATTATTTGGCCTTTCCCATTTGCCACTCTCATCATGTACTAAAAGTTTTAACTTTTCTCCATCATAAGCATTATCTCCCGTATTCTTCCAGTCAATAGTAGTATCTAACCCAGTTATTATTTCTGTTTGATTAGCTGCCCCTAACTTACGCCTTGTAAGTTTTGATGCTGGCACACGATAGGCAAGCTCTGTTTTTGGACGGTCCATACCATCCTGTATTGGTTTGAAAAAGAATGGATAGTTAACAGATATTGGTACGACTTTATCAGTAAACATCTTTTTAGCATCACCACCAGATTTTGATAATATACCGTATCTAGAATCACTTGATATTGTTGCTAAGTTTACAATTTCTCCGGATGCCATGAATGAAAATCCAGAACGTCTGTTCTTTAAGTAACACATGCCATAACACCTCTGATCAGCTTTGCAAGCCTCCCAGAATATATAAAACAATCTATTTGATTCCCTGAAATCCGGTTTACCAACGTCAATCTTTGACCATTGTAAATACATATAATGAGAACCTGTAATATAAGTCGGAGCTCCGTTGTTATTAAACCAATAGCCGTTATCCCTTCTATTAAACTGCTCATCTATATAAACTCCCCACTTGTCTTTAAACGAGTCAGGGTAGTCTCTCCAATCAAATATACTATTTATTGATTTGAACTCCTTAGGGTAGTCCTCAGGCGTCCATTTGTCAGTACTGTTACTTATTTTAGTTGTAGCCTTTGGTAAAGCTATCTTTAAATTTTGTATTTGGTATATTTCTCCAATTTCGCCCGTCTTACTTATAACAATAATATCGTATTCTTTGTTGTATCCATAAGTCCATTTTTTAGACTTATTTAATCTAGATATTGTTATATCCCGTATTGGGGTTATTACACTATATAATGATTGCTCGTACATTATTTAGATCTTTTTTCAGCAAAGCCTGTAAATTTCTTTTCGTCTTTATCTTCTTTTGGTCTGTCTTCCAATATCCTCTGTTCTTCCTCAATTCTAGTTAGGATTTCAAAGGCGTCAAATATAGCTAGTTTTTTTGTTGCGGCAGCATTCTTAAGTCTGTCAGCTGATATATCATCACCTGAGTCAACGATCTTTTCTTGAGCTACCTTTATTAACTCCTCAACTGCTTTATGTCCAGCTAGGATTATATTCTTCTTCGTCTCCTTGATATTCATATTTGATTGTAATTAGATTTGTGGGTACTCGGTATAACCTCTGCCCTTCTATTATGAATTCATATTCCATTCCTGGTCTGAACCCAACAAGCGTACCATTTTCTACATTGTCATTGCCATATTTAACAATACCAATTAATGGTCTTTCTTTATCTAGTGAAAATATATTTTTTGATTTCAATGGCTTAACAAAACAATATCCATCCAAAGCAACCCACTTGTTATCTTTCTTATAAGCATATATTTGATCCGGTTGAACCAAGTATGTGTGCTCATTATAAAAGTTTTTACTGTCTTTTTCTTTTCCTCTTACATCCCTAAACCTTCTGAATACGTTATGATGCACTATTATTTCGTCTCCTTTCTGTATAGGAGATTTGCCCACCATAGGTGTACCATTAACTATGCCCACACGATTTGTGTATTGGTAGTTTTGTAATTCCGTGTTTAGTATAAGTTGTGTACCGTCTATTTCTATTTCTCCTGTTGTCCTGTTCCCTTTTGGGGTAACCAAATAATTAAATACACTGCGCATGATTAATAGGCTATATCGTATTCAACGGATATTGACATGTTCTTGTTAAAGTCTTTCCAGACCATAGTTAGATCTTCTTTGCTTATATAGATGGAATACTTATCTTCCTCCTCTATTATAGTAACTATAGTATGACCGCCATACACTTCTTGCCCTACGGCATAGTGCATGGCGTCATTCTTATAATCTTTACCAATACTTATTTTACGTATTATTTGCAACATCAGAAATCTCTCCGGTTACTAAGTCCACGCTAACTGAACCATATTCGCTTTCTAGCTTAGATTGTATTTCTTTTAATTCGGCACCTAATCCTACTAATGCATGGAGTAGCTCGTGCTTATGAGCTTCTAATCCCCCAATTTGCATTTGTGCTTTGTTAATTGCTGTAACTTTTTCATTTAAGATTGCTAACTCTTCGCTTGCAATAACTCTTGTTGCGTCTTCAACAACCGCTTCTGTAACTTTTTTCATTTTGATTTAATTTAATTATTATTGTTTATAAGGAAACACTTTATTTAATGCTTCTTTCTTTTTTTGGCAGCCGCAATCTTTTTTAGTAATTTTTGATATTGTATCTACTACTGTTTTTATTCCGGTTACCGTTGTTATTTTTTCTATTGTATCACCTAATCCCTTTGATTTCATAATATTAACATTTCCAATTTCTTCTAGCTATAT